GTGGCTGCTCGCCGGAGACAGCCACAGCTTTTTTGTTGCTCGTTCAAACAATAGCAGCTCGGTCATACAATCGCCAATCGGCGTGTGCTTTGTGAACACCGAGCTTTCTCGTACTTCGCGCTGCTCTTCTTTTGACAGACACACATCAATCACTGACCGCGTGTCACGCCAGATGTAGGAATCGAATTCCCACTCGCGTGAGATGTGGTGGTTGATAATTGTCATGTCAAACTGCGGTCCCCGTGCCCAAACGTGTCGGCAGCTGTGGTCGTTCCACGCGCGACGCATCTGTCGAAACGCGTTTGACAGGGATGACTTTTGTACAAGATGCAAAAGCACGTCGCGTGCAGGCGCCTGTTCCGGCGCCATCCACCAGCGCACAGTTGAAACATCAATTGTCGAATTTTGCTTGTCGGTGTCATCGATGGCAAACTCTGCTTGATGCTCGACAAACAGCGAACCGTTGTCGTAGACTTTGAACACGACATAGCCAAGCGCGATGATGTGCGCTTGCGGGCCCAGTCCCAGGGTTTCGATGTCCACCAGCATGTGACAGTTATCAAACAGCATCTGTGCTTCTCCTTTGTTAAAACCAACACGTGAATAAAAACGCAGTGAGCATCCCACGCAGGAATTCCTGCCATGCGGGAGCTGTGCGCAAATCAAAAAACCAGCGCGGAAAGCTTGGCGTATCGCCGATGACAGATGCGCTGATTGCAGCAGCCGTAAATCCGGCGAGACTTGCGGGCAGCAAAAACAGCCAGTGCAACCCATCCCAGAATGTCATGATGCCGACTGTCACCAACGGCCACAGCAGCGACACACGGACAATTGGCATAACGCTGTAGTTCGGAAAGCTCAAGTGCTTGAACGTTTCACCGAAGTTGCCGGCAATCTGTTCGCCGAACTTCCACATCACGCCGGCTACCACAAGCTGTGCAATGTCAGTCACACCGACGCCTGCCGCCAGCGCAGCGCCGTGTGTGAACTTCACAATCTCGCGGTTGATGTTTTTGAACTTCCGCGTGGTGGCGTCTGCGAACAGTTTGTCATCTGGAAAGCCGCCACGAACTCGGTCGGCAATGCCGCAGTAAAGCGACAGCGCAATGTCAATCAGCATGTGCTTCTCCTTTGTTAAGCGCGTCAAACGTTTTGATAGCGTTCTGCATCTCTGCAACCCACGCACGCATGAGTGCAAGCAATGCAGGATTTGTCGGACGTTGCGTCCCCGGTGTTGCGTGCAGCCAGTCGAAATAATCTTTTGACATTTCGACCGTGGTGAAGCGGGTGTCACAGGTGGGGCACTGCTTGCGACGATAGTAAAAGTTATTGAGCCTGTAGGAATCAATAACCTTTGCACGTCCGTGCTTGCATACTTTGGTTTTCACTGCAATGTCTCCGTGCTCGGTAAAGGTCCGGCTGCACTATCTTCCAGCAGCATCGCCAGCACATCCTCGCCCATGGCTGCCAGCTGCTTGGCGGCGGCGTCGTTGTACATGAAGAACCGGCCGTCGGCTGTATCAAACGCAGATATCTTATTTGTGTTTATCAATGCGCTGAGGCTGTTTTTGAAATCTACCAGACGCATATCGCGTTGCATGACCGCATACAGCACACGTTCGCTGACAGGTTCTTTTGCAAAGCGCATGAACTCCAGCATTTTCTGCTGTGCAACGGCGACCGGGCTCATGCCGAACTCACCCAACGCATCCGGCATGTAGGCTTCGGTTGCCATCAGCAGCGTGTGCGCTTCCTGCACGTCCTCGAACGTTATCACCATTGAGCCACGTGAAGCCGCCAGCGCCATCGCCAGCTTCTGCATGTGTGTCTGTCTGCGCTCGATGTAATAAATAAACCGTGTGTCTTGCATCTTCGGTCCGTACACGTACAGATCGTCAAGCAAAGCTTCGGCAGCGCGGTCAACCGTCATGACACCGCGCATCTTGTTGACGGTTGCGTAGATGTTGAGCAACTGTGTTTTGGCGCTGTCAAGAAGTTTAATCTTGGACGGTGGCACTTCTTTCTGTTTGTTCGGCGCGAACACCAGCACGATGCGGCTCATGAAGCCTTGGCCCATTGCTTCTGGCGGAAGTAGCGTAGCTATATCTGTTGGTGTAGTGCCGCCTAGCATTGTCATCAGATTCCCGCGAAGCACGTCGCGAGCGTCGCGTAACCGATAGACATAATCCTCTCCGTCCCACATGCGAATGAGGAATCGCGTGAGATCGAGATTGTTACGTCCAATGAATGTGCCGAATTCGCTGGCATGAACGAAAAGCACATGCTTGTTCGTTGTATCGAGGTTGAGTTCCAGGTCGAGTACCGCATCGAGAGCGTTGGCATTTGCTGTGTCAACATCGACATCTGCATCCTCATCATCAAGTAGCGCTCGAATTAAGCCTTGTCGTTGACCGCCGGTGTCATCCGGGGCAAAGCGAACATCGGTGGCATCGCGCATCAAACGGACGGCAAGGTCGATGGCTGTGCTTTTGCGTGTGCCCGGCGGGCCGACCAACAACACAAACATGTTGCCATACAACTGTCCGATGCCACGGTCGATATAAACATTGCGCTGAAGCGCGGCTGCGATTGTGGTGAGCGCCGACCACACGTGGAACAGCTGCGGCGGCTCCGTGTGTTCGACATATGCCAGATGGAGTTTGACAAATGGATTTGTCAAATCCGAGCATTTGAAAGCCATGATGGGACGGGGCCGCGTTTGTTACAGACCGAGATGGTCTGCCCACGCACGAACAGTCTCCCTGAATTCTTCCAATGTCCCTGTATTGTGCAAATGAAAGTGCGAGAAACTGGCAAGCGTTTCTATGTAAGACTCGCTGCCGTGCTGCATCCAAGAGCCAACACAGTTTGGCCGCCGGATGGCAACGGTTATCACGCTCGCGTTTAGCTCCGTTTCCATAACCTTTGCTTCGTTCAGAAAGCGACAGTCGGTGACAACAAAGTTCCGCTTTGGCCTGCTTTGTATTCTGTCGATACACAGATTCGTCCAGATGTTCTCGTGCAGCATGTGGCGACCCCACTCTGTGCCCAGCAGCTGCAAACCTTCGCGCACAGTTCTGTTTGTGTGCGGCAGCTGCACGTCGTCGAGCTTCATGCGCTGAAGCACATTGACAGGAATGTTGTACATTACGGACAACATGTCGTACAACGGCTGCGCGAATTTCTCCAACGCGAAACCGCGGTCGATTAGAATCTGTCCCGCAGTGTCTTTGCCTGCACCGGCATGGCCAGAGATGATAACAACAGTCTGCTTCACGTCATCTGGATTTTGTTTTTCGCGTACCATTTTCTGTCTGCCTCTTTTATTTCATCAAGCGTTATGCCGTCATGCCAGCCACACATACGGAATCCCCATCCGTATCCGACGTTTGCTTCGACGGGAACCACAAACGTTCTGCCTTCGATTGTGTTTGTTATCTCAAGCTTTTTGATAAGCTCGGGGATCAGGTCAAGCCGATTCTCGCGGACTTGGCCGACAACACTATCGTGCACCTGGAACAGAAGCATGCAGTCTTGACTGTCAAGTCCGCTGTAATAAATATCGTCCATCGCACGGTTTATCATGCCGGCTGTGCCGCCTTGGCCGACAAACGCTGCAAGCTTCCGCTGACCTTCTTTGTCGTTTATCAGGTCGCGAAAAAACGTGCGCACACGGCCGCCGGCACACATGTGTTTGTTACCCCGGCGAACAGCTGACATAATGATACGCTCCAGCCACGGACGCAAGCCGGGGTACATCGTCTCGAAGTAGAAGTCCAGCTGTTGCTGACAGAAGTTGCTGTATTGTTTGACAGTCCAGCCTCGCCGGTCAATCTGGAGAAAGTCCAGCAAACCGTCAACCGCTTGCTTGCCCATTGTCATGAACAGCGTGTAGCCGGCCATCAGGTAGTTGGCGCCGTAGACAATGCGCTTGGCGTTTTGCCGTACACCGCGCAACGAATCGACAACCCACGGTTCTTTCGCTTTGTAGCCTGCGTATATCTCATCGTAGCTGCGGCCAAAGAAACGAGCAGCGTGATAGCAATGCGTGTCAAGATGCGGGTCTGTTACTACACGCATCATCTCCTTCTCGCCGCTGGCAAAAGCCGTGTGCCAAAAGTCGGCTTTGCTGTAGTCAATTTCGAACATGACATAGCCGGGGTCCGGTTCTGCCATCGGTCGCATTTCGTACGGCACGTTTTGAATCTGTGTGCCAACCCAGAAGTTACTGGATTTGCTGGCGTAGCGCGTGGTGTCTGTGCCGATGGGTGACAGCAGATACATCCAGCGCCCGTGGAACAGCTGCAAGCCGGTGAACTCTTTGTTCTGTTCGTCATAGCGAAACACGCCGTACTTGCTGGCGTTGTTCTTGGGCTTCTTGACATCCCAGATTTGCTGGATGATACGATTGTAGAGCGGATGCTGTAAACGGATTATTTCGAGAACCGTTTCATCCACGCTACGGTTGGCAGTTGCGGCAGCTTTAGCTGATTTGGCAGGTTTCTTGCCACCTTTCTTTGCGCCGCGTTTTGGCAGAGGCGTTGCTTTGAGAACGTCGTACACAAGCGCAGCAACCTGGGTTGGGCTGTTCGGATTAAACTCCCGGTTGCGCACCATTCGGCAAAGGTCGTTGTATGATGAAGTGCTGCTATTCTGATTGAGAAGGTCGAACGTTGATTGTAAGTTCTTGTTGATACGCACACCGCGAAGGGACATCGCAAGGCCGGGACCAATGAACTGCCGCATGGACACCCGATAATTCTCTGCGATCCACGGCTGTTGAATGGCAACGTGACCGAGACGGAGACCGAGCAGAAGTGTATAGTAACAATCGAGTGCGTTATATCTGAGATACCGACGGTAGCCATCTTCGGAACGAGGAACAGCTCCAGACTTTGAATCATCTTTGTCATCCTCTTTGGCATCGTCCTTCCAGAAGCGATATACGTCTAGCATGATGCTGGCGATGAAGTCTATGCGCTTCGGCACCTCGGGCCAGATGCTGTGAAACAGCACAGCAGTATCGAACAGAAAGTTTTTCAGCGGTGCACGGTAGCGGATGTAGTAATGCGCATCGTACATTCCGTTCTGACAAACTTTGGGTGCGTCAGATGCGTTGACCGTGCGCATAGTCTGGTACGCTAGAGCTTCGTCAGGTCCGGTCCATGCGTGTCCGGTTTCTGTCAGCGGAGAGATAAACGGGATGACAAAGCATTCGATTCTGCCGTCGGGCATCAGCAAGCTGTAGCCAGCGCAGGTGATAGCGGCGGTCACACCGCGCCCGGTGGTCTCAACGTCACAGCTGATAAGCTCCGCAACCGAGGCTGCTGCGGCAAGGTCTGTGAGATCCTGGCGCGTAGAACAGACAGTGTAATGAAACGGTGGCACCGTCTGTTGCGTACCTGTGTGCCATCGCCATATTTTCTTACAGTCCTCCAACAGCATCCAGCCGGCATGCGGTTGCGCTGCGAGCGCTGCCATACCATTGGACGTGCGCATGCTGCCGACAACAACAGTAGGAATGTTGTTGACAAAGTACACACTGCCACGCGTGAGCGACAGAGAGCGAAAGCGCTGCGTTATGTATTCGAGAGCAACCCAGTCGCTGATGACAATCGTACGTGCGCGGTACTGTTCGACCGCGCGCATCAAGCGGGAGAAGAACTCGGGTGCGCGGTCGGGGTCCGCGACTTGAATCTTGTCTGTTTTGTATTTTGTCAAGCCGTGTGTAGTGTTTGTCACCACACGAAGGGTGCCGGGCATGATGCCGGCTTTCGTAGCGAAACCTTTGAACTGCGAGATAAGACCCTCTGTCATTGTAGATGGCATCACGACTAGAATGTTGGGGCGCGATGCGTCAACGTTTGACATAAAGCGGGGGCCTCGTTTCTGACAGAATGACAAAGGCGGATGGGTCTTGCGAATAAGTTAGCATCCAACATTCATGGATGTAGTTGAAAAACCATTCCGCAGACCCGCGGTTGTTGTCAACTTCGCGGGCTGTGCAGACAATTGCAAGCAGCGTCTGTTCGCTTATGTGCTTGCGAATGCCTGTGCCGAACGGCAACGCCGCGATTTTGTCAGTGAACAGGAGGAGCATTGGACGACGACAGCGTGGTGAAATCAACAGAATCTTCTGGCGGAGCTTCGCTGTTGAGATGCTTGAGCGCAGCTTGCAGCGCAAGTGTCAAAACGTCAACCTTCGTTTCTGCGTCAAGCGCCGCCGGAGTGAAAAGCGCGGTGGTGATGGTTTCGTCATCTGACTGAAAAGCAAACACAGTTATGACGCAGACGCGACGGTCAAGCATTTTTGTAACCGGCTCTGCCGCGCCGTGCAAGTACTCAGCGCACAAAGCTTCAAATTCTTCTCTTTTCATTTCGGTTCTCCTGTTCGCCAGCCGTTGTTGACATCCCATTCTTCGCCGGTGAGCACCTTGATGGCATGCACGCGGGTTTGAATGCCAGATATGCGCGTGACAAAGCCGTAGCGTGCCGGCTCGTGAATGTGCGGAGCCCTGTATCGTTTTGTCATCGCGACAAGCAGCTCATCTTTGGTGACCACGGTGGGCACGATAGTCTCCCAGGTGTGGCCTTCGGAAATAACAATCTGTACGACGGTATACTGGTTGTTCATTTTTGGTCCTCCTAGTAGAAACGGCCCGCAAATGCTTTCACACTTGCAGGCCGCGAGAGGCCGGGGATGTCAGCAGAAATATTACAGACTGGTGGCGATAGTTTTCCAGTCCTCGCCGTTAGCGACGGATGCCAGCCAGCCCTGCAACCTGCTGCATAGCAGCAGGAGCAGCAGCGGCAACGCCAGCAACGGCACCACCGACAGACGCGACCGTTGCCGGCTGCGCCACCTCCATCATCGGCGTGATGGTCTTGTTGTCGATGTTGGCGTACTTGCGGTCTTTGTCGTTGCGGTCCGTCGTGTGCTTGATGGCAGCGACAAACTCCATGCCGGTGCACTGCTCCAGTAGGTCACGCACAGAGCCCGTTGCCGCCAGACCGATGTCAGTCATGAACGCCTTCGCACGGCCCAGGTCCTTCATCAGATCCTTCAGGAAGATCCGCTCGGTGTGCGAGATGCCGGTCAGCGACGTCGGGTCGATGCTGGGGTCTTTAACATTCCGACACGCCAGCGATTCCAGATGGAAGCTGATGACAGGACGTGGGATCTTCGGTCCGGTAGGATCGTCGCCGTTCTTGACATCCATGGACGTCAGTTCAGCGAGCTTGACGCGCCATTCGTAGACACCTTCCGGTGCCTGTTCGCCACCACGGAATTCGGGAATGTCCGTGATGTCGACGCCGGCGAGGTCCAGCAAGGACACCAGCTGGTCCTGGCCCTGGATTGACAGATGAACGTTTTGGATTTCTTCAGCCATGTTGGCAGTTTCCTTTTGTGTTGATGGTTGTTGGGTTGCGGTTGTCAGACGTCAGCGAGAATGTCGCCGTCGTCGGATTCGGTGTCGGTTGTCGGCAGCGTAAGCTCGCCTTCGTACGCGATGACAACATTGTCATCTTCGCAGAAAATGATTTCGTTGATTGCACGCACGGTTCCGCCGTTGGCGATGAACTCGTTGAAGTCGTCCGATAGCGCGTCGTACGAATACATTGCGTCGTTGACGTTTGTCAGCCATATGGTGCTGTCCAGCGAAACGCCTTCTTCCAGCATATAAGCGATAAACGTACGAAGCGTCATGGTCTGTGTTGTCATTTGCAGGTCCTCTTATGATTTCAGGATTGAAGGTCTCGGTGGAATGGTGATACCGCCGATTGCACTGGCAGTGCCGACAGCTGGGTTAAGCACAGGTGCGGGCGCGGCACTGCCAAGTACCGCCCGCTGTGCTGGTGCAGAGCGGCGTTCCGCCTGCATTACTTCTGGGAACAGAAACGGTTGCGCCGGTGGTTGCGGCGCCTTGTGCCCGGCAGCTTCTGCCAGCTTAGCAAATGACAGATCGTCCCACGTGTAGCGGGCGGGCGGGACGTGTCGGCTGCCGGCTTCTTCGTGCTGGTTGCCGCGGGTGTCGATATAGGTTGTGCGCCCTTCGACATACGCGTACAACACGTCGGTGAAATCTTTTGTGATGTTCATGCTGTGCGGATTGCTGGCAGACTTGAGCTGCCGGCGCGACCATTCGGGGACGGGCGTGAGTTTCCCGTCCGGACCTTTTTTGTATTTCTCATATTGGGTGACATGCCCAATGAGCACAAGATGACAGGGCAGTAGCTTAATCTGTGCGAGCAGCCAGTTCAGCCACAGGCCGGCGAAGGCGTATCCCGGCCATTCCAATTTCTTGGCATCTGCCAGATCGATGTTGTTCTCGATGCAGAACTGTTTTGTGACGGACTGGACTAGAGCGGTGTACGAGTCCAGAACGACAATAGTATCTGAGCCAAAACCGCGCATGTCAATATGCGATAGGCCAGCTTGCGGTGTAAAAGATACGCGTCGCGTCGCTTCATTGATGTAGAACTCAAAGGTTTTGAAAGCGAATGTGGCAAAGGTGGAAGCGAATGCGTCAGCGACGCCGTCGTGACACTGTAAGATATAAATGCGTTCGCGCGCAGCCGGCGAGATTTGTGTGAGAATGCTGTTGCCCCGGTCGCTGTCAAAGCACAGTACGCGGTAACCGGCTTCTGCGGCAGCGTATGCCCACCAGGTTTTGCGAGACTTGGCAGGTCCGTACAGGCAGACACGCAACGGGTCTGCCGCTTTTAGAATGTCAGATGCGGCTGGCATTAGACGGACTCCAGTTTGATGGGACGATTGAAGCGGTAGCGTTCTTCGTCTGGCAGCTGCGGGATGTTGAGCACACGGCATTGCATGTCAACGCACGGCCAATGACGCACCATTGCGGATTCGGGGATGCCGTACACAATGCAGATGGTTTCCCACAACTGGCGGAAGTTGGACTTGTTCCAAAGGATGTTGGGGTCGTCGTACTGTACGCCGAAGCCGAGTTCGTTTTCTTCGTAAGCCCGGCGCGCGTTGACAGCGTAGTACATCAGCGCGTGGCAGGCGTCATCCGTTGCGCAAAGGAAGCCGTGAGGCACACAGTAAGCACCGAAGAACGGCGTGTCAAAAACAATGCGGTCAACACCGGAGGGACGGATAGGTTTGCTGTCTGTCATTTTTTAGAATCCTGGGATTGTCAGTTCGAGTTCAAACCACGGAGAGAAGGTGTCAGCTGTGTCCGGTGCGACCGGGCCGAACATCAGGTCGAGATATTCACGGACGGTCGTCGGGTCCGTATAGTCGCACACGCTGTCATACTGACAAGTGTAGTACGTGTCGCAAGCGTTGCCGCGCCGTGGGAAGTAGCCGAGCGCCGCGAACAGCTGTATGTCACGGATGTCCTTCGCGACGTTGAACGCCCAGCCTTCGATGTCAGCCGTGTTTTTGGGGAAGCTGTATTTGTAAACCTTGGGTGCAACGGCGTCGATAACAGCCACGAAGTAGTGTACGTCGTAGGATGACACCTGCTGTCCGGCGATTTGTGACAGCACGTAGCCGTAGGGCAGACACTGCGGCGACCGTTTGAACATCGTGCCGTAGTCAAAGCGACGTTTGCCCGTGGTCTTGATGTCAACCACGGCGTACTCGCCCGTGATGGTATCGTACAGCACGGCATCGATGAAGCCGATGTAGCGGACAGGGATGTCAACATCCGGGAACAAGCTGACATTCTTGAATGTGATGCGGAACGGGACTTCGACGGCGGGTCGGGTGCAACCGTTGACATTCACGGTGGCGAGCTGGTATCGGATGCCGATAGGGTGGTCAAGCATCGCGTTGTACACGCCGTAGAGAGACTGCGGGCTGTAGTTTGACATTTGCGATTCGTTGAAAT